ACACCAGATACACCTGTAGAAGATCTAAAGCTAGTAAATCAGATGTATGCATATAACCCTAACCCAAACAAACTACGTACACCTGATGGTCAGATCGTAGACTTTATAATAGCATAAGGAAACTACATGCCTGATCTTAGTAAGTCAAAGTTTTACACACAAGGGTACACTATTGCATCTACTTCGGCAGATGCTAGTGCTACCGCTGTGTATACTTGCCCTGCTAACTTTAGTGCCATTACTAGGTATTTGCACATAAGTAATAATGCTTCTTCTACTAAAAAAGTGTATGTGCAATTTTACCATGCTGAAGATAATGCGTATCACTACATAGCTAATGGACTTAGTATGGCAGGACACTCTGTAACTAATTTAGTAAATGGTGGATACTTTAACCTACACTCAGGCGATAAAATTTTAGTATACGGCGAAACTACTAACACTATGGAAGTAATTGTTTCTGTAGAAGAATACTTTGACCCCAACAGATAATGCATAACGGGGTTGCAATCTTATCTATACTATGTTATAACTAAGTATGATATAACTATCTCTATAAGGGTAAGTAATTCTTACCTTAACATAATATAGGAGATAGAATATGTTTAAACGTATGTTTAAGAAACTACAAGAAAATCAGCAACGCAGAGCCGACTATTGGATTCTTATGAATCTAAATGATAAAGAACTGCATGACATGGGGATCAGTCGTGGCGAAATCCGTCAAAAAATCTACGGTCAAAAAGTCTAAGTCTCGTGTAAATGAGGCAGGAAATTATACTAAGCCTACTCTGCGCAAACGTTTGTTTGAGCGGATTAAGCGGGGAACCAAAGGCGGGAAGGCAGGTCAGTGGTCTGCACGTAAAGCCCAACTCCTTGCTAGTGAATACAAAAAAGCGGGTGGGGGCTACAAATAATGGCCCTCGCTAAATCACAAAAGTCTTTAAAGAAATGGACTAAGCAAGATTGGCGAACTAAAAGTGGGAAGCCTAGTGCTAAAACTGGTGAGCGTTATTTACCTGCTAAGGCTATTGAGTCTCTTAGCAGCAGTGAGTATGCCGCTACAACCAGAGCTAAACGACAAGGCACGAAGGCAGGTAAGCAGCATGTGGCTCAACCTAAAGGCATTGCAAAGAAAACCGCTAGATACAGGAGAACCTGATAATGGCACATACTATTATTGATGACTATAAATTATTTCCACGACTAATGATGTTAGTTGTGACTATACTTACATATCAATCTGTACATTGGTATATGGCACTGCCAGACCCCACTAATGGACAAGCTGGACTTGTATCTGTTTGCATGGGCGCATTAACAGGTTGCTTTGGTATTTGGATGAATAAAGAAGCAAAGACAGATAGAGGCAGTAAATGATCCAAGCATTTATTGGCCCGATAGCAAGTTTAGCAGGAACATGGTTAAATGGTAAAGTTGAAACTAAAGCTGCCGAAACTAAAGTTAAAGTTGCCAAAGCTGAAGCTGAAGCACAGATTATGCTCAGTCGTGCGACTAGTGAAGCAGACTGGGAAAAGATTATGGCACAAGGTAGTCAGTCTTCGTGGAAAGACGAGTGGCTGACTATTTTATTTTCTATACCACTAATACTTGTATTTACAGGTGAATGGGGTAGGCAAGTAGTACAGAATGGGTTTGTGGCATTAGATAGTATGCCTCAGTGGTATAGCTACACGTTAGGTGTAATTGTGGCTGCGTCCTTTGGTGTACGTTCGGCTACTAGATTTTTTGGGAAGAAGTAATGGCATTTAAACTAAGCAGCAGAAGTATGAAGAAACTAAAGGGTGTAGATGAGGGGCTAGTAGCAGTCGTAAAGGACGCTATTGGTATTACGAAAGTAGACTTTGGTGTTACCTTTGGCCTACGTACTTTGGAAGAACAAAAGAAACTATACGAATCTGGTAGATCACAGACTATGAAGTCTAAACATCTTGAGGGTCGTGCTGTAGATCTAGTCGCATATTTTGGTTCAGACATTTCTTGGGAACTCAATGTTTATGATGACATCTGTGATGCTATGGCTGAAGCTGCTAGAAAGAACGATGTAGCAATTAAATGGGGTGCTGCATGGAGTGAAGGAGACATTAGAGAGTATGCTGGTACTGCAGAAGATGCAATGAACGCATACGTAGATCTCCGTAGGTCAGAAGGACGTAGACCTTTTATTGATGCCCCACATTTTGAAATGATGTAATATGGCTCGTGAATTAACAGAACGTCAACAAAAGTTTTTAGATGTACTTATGGATGAGGCAGGTGGCGATGTTACTATGGCTAAAAAACTTGCTGGGTATTCGCCCAATACACCTAACCGTGAAATAACCAATAGTCTTAAAGAAGAGATTATTGATGTAACACATAGTTACTTAGCACGTAATGTACCTAAAGCTGCAATGGCTATGGTTAGTGCTTTGTACGATCCTACTGAGCTAGGTATTCGTGATAAGATGTCTGCAGCTAAAGAACTACTAGATCGTACTGGCTTAGTTAAAACTGAGAAGATGCAGGTAGAAGCTAAGGGTGGTGTTATGTTAATGCCAGCTAAACAAGCACAGGATGACGATGACTAAACCATTAGGACAATGGAAACTACCACAACCGACTGACCTACAAGAAGACAATGAATGGGTTCCTATTCCACGTGTAGCAAGAACAATACCCTTTGGATATGAATTAGATCCAGAAGATGACGGAATACTCTTGCCAATTGATAACGAACTTGATATGCTTGTGAAAGCCAAGAAGTACTTAAAACAGTACTCGTATCGTGAGGTTGCCAACTGGCTAACCCGAAACACTGGCAGAACCATATCTCACGTAGGATTAAAGAAACGGTTAGATAATGAGCGAAGAAGAAAAAACAAAGCTGGAAGCCTACGCAGATGGGCAGACTATGCGAAAAAGGCAGTCGCCAAAGCGGAAGAAATTGAACGCAACCGCATCGGGGCGAAAGCGCAAGACAACGACAACCAAGAAACAAACGCAGCCTGAACCAGCTAGAATAATAGAACCTGAACTATCACCTATAGAAGAACAGCATAATGTAATATTTAAACCTAATGCTGGTCCTCAAACAGACTTTTTAGCTGCAGGTGAACGTGAGGTACTGTATGGTGGTTCTGCAGGTGGGGGTAAGTCATACGCAATGCTCGCTGACCCATTACGCTTCATGGGGCACCCAGCCTTCTCAGGATTGCTCCTACGACATACTACAGAAGAACTAAGGGAACTTATCTTCAAGTCTCAAGAAATGTATCCCAAGATATGGCCCGGTATTAAGTGGTCAGAACGTAAGATGCAGTGGACTGCGCCCTCTGGTGCGAGGTTGTGGATGTCCTACTTAGATAAGGAAGATGATGTCCTGCGTTACCAAGGTCTGGCATTTAGTTGGATAGGCTTTGACGAACTTACTCAGTGGCCTTCACCATTTGCGTGGAACTACATGAGATCACGTCTACGGTCCACTGCAACTGACTTGCCTGTGTATATGAGAGCTACTACTAACCCCGGTGGTAGAGGACATCATTGGGTTAAGAAAATGTTTATTGACCCTGCGCCATACGGTGAAGCCTTTAATGCTACAGACATTGAAACAACTGAAGTATTATCTTATCCTGCTGGACATGCCAAAGCTGGTAAGCCTTTATTCAAACGTAGGTTTATACCTGCCCGTCTTTCCGATAATCCTTACTTAGCTGCACAAGGTGACTACGAAGCAATGCTTCTATCTTTACCTGAACAACAACGTAGGCAGCTACTAGATGGTGATTGGGATATTAAAGAAGGTGCAGCCTTTACAGAGTTTGATAGAAATATACACGTAATAGAACCATTTAATATACCTAGTAACTGGGTAAAGTTTAGAGCGTGTGACTATGGATATGGAAGTAAATCAGGTGTAGTGTGGTTTGCGGTAGCTCCTAATGAACAATTATATGTTTACAGAGAACTGTATGTAAGTAAAGTATTAGCTGCAGATTTAGCAGATATGGTATTAAACTTAGAGGCTGAAGATGGAAATATTAAGTATGGCGTTCTTGATAGCTCTTTATGGCACAAGCGTGGTGATACTGGCCCATCACTGGCTGAACAAATGATTCAACGTGGGTGTCGTTGGCGTCCATCTGATAGATCTAAAGGCTCACGTGTAGCTGGTAAAAACGAAATACATAGACGGTTACAAGTTGACGAATTTACAGAAGAGCCTCGTATGGTGTTTTTTAATACTTGTACCAATCTTGTTGCTCAATTACCCGCCTTACCAATCGACAAAAGAAACCCAGAAGATATTGATACTACCTCTGAAGATCACTTGTACGATGCTTTAAGGTATGGTATTATGTCCAGACCACGATTTAGTATATTTGACTACGATCCAAATGGTATGTCATCAGGTGGTATGCGAGTAGCAGATGCTACCTTTGGTTATTAACGGCACAACCGTAATTACGCTTATGGCGAAGGAAAAATAAATGGAAGAAGATACAGAAGGCTTTATTGAAGATGATGCTATCGTTTTAGAAGATAGTGAGGATTCTACAGTAGACGATGCACAGACTGCTAATATTATTCCATTTATTATGGAAAAGTATAATCGTGCAGAAGATTATAGACAACAAGATGAAGATCGTTGGTTACGTGCTTATCGTAACTATCGTGGTATCTATGGTCCAGACGTGCAGTTTACAGAAGCTGAAAAGTCACGTGTCTTTATAAAGATTACTAAAACTAAAACTCTTGCTGCATACGGTCAGATTGTAGATGTATTATTTGCAGGGCAAAAGTTTCCTTTAACTGTTGATCCTACTGAATTACCTGATGGTGTAGTTGAAGATGTATCCTTTGATCCAGCAGAACCAGATAACATTCGTGAAGATGGTAAAGATAAAACAATTAGTCCGTATGGATTTAAAGGTGATGGCATGGAGTTCCCAAAGGGTGCTACAGCTAAAACACTTAATGAGATGCTTAATCCTGAGTTACGGGATAAGCTAGAACCTATTAATAATTTAAAAGAAGGAGCAGGTAAAACGCCTAGCTCCTTTACGTTTAGCCCAGCAATAATTGCAGCTAAAAAGATGCAAAAGAAAATACAAGATCAACTAGAGGAATCTAGTGCGTCTAAGCATCTACGTAGTACTGCATTTGAAATG